TCAGTTTCTTGCGCAGCCGCCACAGGAAGCACATCCTGCCGGGGCATTGTTTACCATGTGCTCATAATAAGAAGAAATACTGCAGATCGCCTGCGAAGAGATTCCCTCTCCACTTCCGGTAAATCCAAGTCCTTCTTCTGTTGTTGCCTTAATATTAACCTGGTCAAGCTCAATCCCCAGCGTATCAGCAACATTTTTTCGCATCGTATCAATGTAATCTCTCATTTTAGGTTTCTGTGCAATGATCGTTGCATCGATATTGTCGATCATATAGCACTTTTCTTCCAGCAGCTTGCCAACATGCTCTAACAGCTTTATGCTGGATGCTCCTTTGTAGGCAGCATCTGTATCCGGAAAATGTTTTCCAATATCTCCCAGTGCTGCCGCACCGAGTAAAGCATCCATGATCGCATGCAAAAGTACATCAGCATCTGAATGTCCTAACAATCCCTTTTCATATGGGATCTCTACCCCTCCCAAGATGAGCGGTCGATCCTCTACCAAACGGTGTACATCATATCCCATTCCAACGCGCATAGTAATCCTCCTACTAATGCTTCAAAAGCATCTATCTTGCTTTATCGCACTCCTTCTCTGCTATTTCCTGATTTAACAAAAAGAGCAGGTATATCAATTATACCTGCTCTTCATTTAGTAGCGGAAAAGGGATTTGAACCCGACTCGGGATTTCTTCTTCACTTTTCGGACTACGAAAAAGCAAGTATTTTCAACGGTTTAACCGCATTTTAACTGTTCTAACTGTACCTTTTGTTTTGATTACCTTGGTTACCTTTTGGACAAAGTGCCGTCTCCAGCATGGACGATACATCTTTCACGGCTCGATTGTTAAAATAGTAAAACTCCTTTGTCGTTGTTATGCTCGTATGTCCCATCTGTTGCATTATAATAGATTCAGGTATTCCTGCATCCAGCAACTTTGTGGCGTAGGTTTTCCTTGCCTTGTGCAACGACCTTGGTTCTATGTGAAGTGTTTCACACATACGATACAACCGCCTTGAAAAATGGTTTGCCTTAACTCTTTTCCCATCTTTCACGAAAACATATTTTGAAAATGGATTAAGACGTTTTAACCTCATAAGAACCTGCCTTGCTTCGTCCGTGATTATAACATCTCGTTCCCCTGCTTCTGTTTTTGTGGAATCAACTACTTCATATACTTCTTTGCCATCGTCACCAAAGTATTTTATTTCCATTTTTCTGATCCGCAGATAATCAGCCGTCACGCAATCCCACGACAGGGCTGCAAGTTCACCGGCTCTAAGACCTGTCTTAAATGCAAGAACAACTCCAAGAGATATTACGTCATTTGCTTTATATGCTAAGTCTTGTATCATATATTCTTCCGCTTTGGTAAATACTGATTTTTTAGGATCTTTTACCCTGCGTCTGAATATATTTCTCGACAAGTCTAAATCGCCCATAAAGCGTGTAATGCTGATTTCTGTATATTTTCTTTTTGCAGCATACTTAAACACACCATTCAAAATCAACCTAACCTTTGCCCATCCTTTTGATGTGAGATTTTCATTGTGTATAGTCGATTTGACAAAATCTTCCAATATATCATCATTGATAAATCTTATCTCCATATTTGAGATTCTTGAGTTTGCAAAAAACCTCAAATAGTCGCTCTGATACCTTTGCGCAGTCTGCAATTTCACTTCTCCGTATTTTAACTTCTGCTCGACCCACGCATCAAAAACCTCATGAAATGTAGGCTGATTCTCGTGTTCTTTGTAATAATCAACTATTCCATCTTCCAGAGATTCAAGTGTACTCCTTTTCAGCAGTTTTCTACCGCTTTCTGATGTCTTGTCCGGAAGATATGTGTAATATTTGCCACCACTTCCTCTCCATTTTCTAAACTTGTGTCCGTCAAGATATTTTTTTCGCTCATTCATGTTGATCTGTTCCTGCACGGCTTTCATGTCGATAATACCATTTTCAACCGCAAATTTCAACAGATCCGAATCGCTCAATTGCATATCCCATCACCTACCCTTGCTATCTTAGATTTTATATCACGTATTCTTCTGTCAATTGTAGAGTCAGAAACCGAAATTTCTAACCCTACTTGACTTCTTGATTTTCCTTTCGAAAGCATCCTAAATATTTTTTCCTCTTCTTCGGTAAAATTGGCGTTTTCTAGCAAATAATCAAGTTCCGGCTTAGTCAGTTTTGAAAACCTCATAAGCGCATCTCCTAATTCTTAAAAATTCTTAAAAATCAATTTGTCGTATCCTCTCCAATATTTATTCTCTCTGGCATTTTTTACACCTATATCATGATGTTTTTGCCAACATGACTGACAAAGTTTACTGTTTTCCCTGTCTACAGGCTTTTTGCAGTCTAGGCACAGATGCGCAGCAGTCATTCTTTTGATATAATGCTCTTTTGGCTTAATATCCATTTTCATGTGATTCTGTGCATCTTTCTTCAAGCAAAGGGCGCATTTTGTGCGACCATATGCGGCTTTTTTCTTTCCGCATCTCGTGCAAATGCCATTTTCTTTTCTGATTCTGTAAGTATTTCTCTTTTGTTCTCTTATTTTTTGCCTATCTTCTTCTTTTATGGTTGTTTTTCTTGTTTTGCGCTTCTTCTCTCTGCATTCAATGCAGGATTTCTCATCGCCAAACAATTTATTCTTACAGCATATCGGACATATACCCATTTTTGAGTAAAAGTCTCTGGATTCTTTTAGGTATTTGTTTCTTTTTTTCAAACATTTCGAACAATACCATCCGTCCCTGTCCTGCTTTTCTCCGCATTTAGGACACAATCCCAGTCTTATTCTTTTGTCTGTCATTTTCTTTTGTCTTGATACCGAAGATGTTGGCTCTTCTTTATTCATTTGCAAAATTCCTCTCTGTATCTTTCAGGCATCGGAACACTGTTTACTGCGTCCAAATCAGCTTCGTTGATTGTGGTGCTTCTGACAGCTTGATAAGATTTCTCGTTTTCACTGTCAATAAGCATTCTTTCTGACTTGGAATTTTTGGTCTCAATAGCGTTCCTAAATTCGTTGTTAGATTTTTCTAATTGTATTTCTTTCTCCAGTTCTTGATTGTAAATCTTATAGAATGTGCTTCTTGTCACATTCTCATTAAAATTTTCAGAAGTTGCCCAAGACCTAAGTTCTCCCGGAGAACCAACGGCATTTTGCACTGTTTTAGGCAATTTCTCAAATTCTTCCACAGAATGATATATACTGTTCTGCATTGCCTTTGATACCAACGCCCACGCCTGCGCACAGTTTAGCCTATCAGGTCGTTGAATGCGATGTATGATGTCTACAATTTGACCGATTGATGGAGCAAATCCCTTATTTTCACTCATAATATAAGATTTTAACGCCATTTCAACCACATCATAATCATAGTCTTTCAGAAGTACGCCCCATGCGTTTACAGTATATCGTTTATTCGGATGATAGTTTGGATAAGCCGCTTCCATCATCATTACAATTTTTTCTGCATCATCTTTAGTCATTAGCTTTTACCTCGCTGTCATTTGTTTGTTTTAAGGGCAAGGATTTCTTCTCCATCAACTCCCAGTCCCTTATAGCCTTTTTCCAGTCAATCATCTTTTTGTTCCCTATGAACCAATCTCTTGATTCATAGTATTTGTAAAACTTTTCTACATCCACATTATTTTTTCTGTGTTCGCAGTATTCTTTTAATTCTGCAATTGTTGGTTTTACAAATGATCTTGGTACAACTATCGTTACTGGAGTACCTATTCCGCGATCGAGATGATTCGTCTTTGCAACATATCCACCTTTTGTTCTTTCTATTTTTTGGCGAACCATATTTCCTTTATCGTCTTTAATGATTTTTCTTTTTGGCCTGCGCAGACCAGTACCCGGTCTTTCCAAATCTTTAATAACTTTTTTCCATGACGCACCTGCTTCTGTTGCCAAGCAGTTGGCCTCTCTCTCGTTAAAAGTATATTCCCCTTGCTTTGTAAGGCCCAAAAGAGAAATCTCAAACTTGTATACCGTAGGTGTGTATCTGTCTGACTGTATCGTGTTATGCCGTTTCCAGTGCTTAACTGCTATTACATCAGAACTTGGAAACGGAAGTATAAACTCTCGATCGAACAAGCATTGCATATCATCTGCTGTTGCTTGGCAGTATCTAGCAACGCTTGTGGAATTGTCGATAAAGCCATCATCGTCAGCGTTCATGCACAGGTGGAAATACAACCCCTGTGCAGACAATGGCATATCCAAAAATGACGTAGATGTGATTACATCACGACTAAATGACCTTTTTCTAGCCATAATATCAGCCCCCTTATTTATAATCCGTATTTAGAATCTTATCTTCGCTATAAGATTCCAAAGAAATGTCCATAACCTCTTCTAATTTCTTCTGATAGAAGTCAACATTAAATTCTGTTGGTGCTTCATCCATTTTCATGGATTCTTTGGCTACGCACTTCATCAAAGTATTGATTCTCTTCTCTCCAAATCCAAAATATTCATGAAGTGCTAGAAATATAATGCAACTTGATGTTGACATTCCATTTGCCAACCCAAATTTATAATATTTCATGGCCATTTTGTCCAACGCCTTGCTGCCTACAGGATGAACCGTTGCTCTTGCAAGCCATTCATGTTCCAAACTGTTCAACTTCGTTTTTTTCTGTTCTCTCGCTTCTCTTCGCATAGCTGCTCTTTTATTGTGTGCCATTATTTTTTCCTCCTAAGTTTCTTTCTTTTTACGCTTCTGACCGGATCGGTAATGTAACTAACCATCACATTATTCCGTACTTTTTCATTAAAAATGCGATTCTTTTCTTGGTTATACTCTGATCGCTCTTTAATGTATTTTTCACAAGTGCCATGACAACCTACCTTTCTTCCAGTTTCAGAAGTGCAATATCTACAACATTCCATATTGTTTTCTCTCCGTTATCTGTTATCACTTGTATCGTTAGTTCCAAATGCAATCTCATCCATATCCTCATAACCACCAACATCGTGAAATGGATATGCTTCTTCATATAGTTTTCTTTGTGCTTCTAAGGCTCTTTTCGTAGCACAACCTTTTTTATTCTTCTCCATAGATTGTTCTACAAGTACCTTTCTTTCTTCATCAGTCATTTTTAACGTTCACCCCTTTCAACTGCCTAATAAATATGCACCAATACTAATAGCTAATATAAACACTTCAAGTCCTAACGACCATTTGATTTTATCTTTAGTAGTAAGATCAAAACCGAATGCCCACCAACCCCCAAAGTTTGTAGCCGAAAATACTATCAGCGTGCCAATAAATTCTCTCAAATTAATCACTCCTTTTTCTCTGACTCCCTATCATCATAGCATCCATCATATATATGCCGATTAGATAGTAAAGCAAGTAGCATAAAACCTAACAATACAATAAATATAGGCTCCATCTCATTCCTCCTCTCAATCGTCTAGAAATTTCCCATATTTCTTATGCATCCATTTGCCGATTAGTCGACCTATGTAAAACGCACAAAAACCCAATAAAATTAACAAAATAGCAATGAGAGCGAAAGGCCAAAATAGAAAAATAAATACTCCGATCTCTTTCGTGTTATCATCGAAGTAATATGAAGCAGCAGTTATCATGACTCCAAAAAATAAGTATAGTATTACAAATAATAAACGTATCATAAATACTATTCCTCCTTACACGTATTAATAAGATGTTGTTCCATTATTCCATCACACTCATACATCTCGCAAGTTTTAATTGCTGGACCACCGCTTAATTTACAGTCTGGAAATCCAGCAACGAATCCGGGTAAATCGTCAGGAAATGGAACAAAATGTTTACAAGTACCGCATTGCTTTTCCGCGTATGCTTGTTTTATTATGCCATTAAAATTTTTTTCATCTTTATGATTTTGTTCTGGTGTTGGATGAAATACCCTATTAAAATCGCAAAACATATTTAACTCTCCTTTCCAACAATCAGCTCGCTATACGGCAGAGTCTCAATCCATTTACAGAATTCTCTCCATTCGTCTAACTTATGATTCTTACGAGACTTATAAATATTTGCCAGCACCTCATAATTCATCATAATATTACGTGTCTGATTGTAGCTGCTCGGAAGAAGCTGAATGATCGAGTACCAAATTTGTTTTCTCTCATTTTGATCCATAGAGTTAAAATATGAATCTCGAAGCTCATTTAAAGTATCAATCGTTGGCCTAGCAAAGTTTTCGAAAATATTTTCTTGTGTGGTGTACTTATAACGATCATTTACAATATCGTTAATACAAGTATGGGAGACTCCATACATTTTAGCTATTTTTCTTCTTGAATATTCACCAGAATCACATAAATCTTTTATATGTTGTCTTTCTTTTGATGAAAACTTGCCTTGATACGTGCTTAATCCTGTTGGAGCAAAGCGATTATTAATGGCGTGCTGTACGTTTTCACTTTGAGTGCACCATTCAAGATTCATTACAGAATTATTCATCTTATTTCCATCTATATGATTAATCACATCTTTACCAACAACCACAGGGAGAAAAGCATCAGCCACTAATCGATGAACTGGTCTTTGCATATATTCTCCCGTTTTTCTACTTCTAAATACGGAAAATATGTAACCATCAGAATGAACACTACATGAAAGAATTACTCCATTATGCTTAACTCTTCCATAATTGCTTATTAGCCATCCATCTTGAGCATCCGCTATTTCAAGCCATTTCTCCAAATCTTCATCTGCTTCTGGTATGTATTGTTTAGGTTCAAATTTATAGCCCGGCAATTTATCAAAGCTAAGGTCTGACATCTCAAATGGTTTCGACAAAAGTTTATGCATTTTTGAGCAAGAGTTAGCAACAGTTCCAACCTTGTACGTGTCAAATTCAGACCACCAATATAATGGTGCTGTAATTCTCGCATACACTGGCATCATTCTCATATACTTTCTGTGATCCGTGCCTGCTTCGGATAATTGCTGCATGAGAGAATGGTCGTTGTTTCCAAGTTTAAAATACTCATTTCCAGACCCCATATATTCATGCCCAGCCAAGCTATCACTCTTCTCCCAGCTATTCATTGGATTTCTCATCCCCTCAATAATAAACTCCATCTGCTCCGGTGAAGCTAATACTACGTGTTCTAATTTAATCATTATCTAATACCTCCTAACCGTATTTTTTCTTTACATTGTGGACAGATTATATATTCATAATCTCCAAAAACTCCAAAATCGCAATGTGTGTTATGCTCAATATCTTCTTTCTCATAAGAAAATAAGCAACCACAACTCTCGCATCGCTTCTTTTCAATGGCTCCGCGTTCTATAATTCTAATCATTATTTAGTGCCTCCTTTATTCTTTCGTGCTCTCTCTCAACCCCGTCCTGAAATCCACGATTGTATGCGTGTCTGTACCATTCTAACTGTTGCGTGGCTGTCTCCCATCTCCTATCAATACTAGGGCCAAACTCTTTAGACATTCTAATCAATTGAATAGCCTTAAAAAGTTCTTCTTTCTCGATAACAACTTGATACGTTGAATGTGCAAAGTTACTAAGAAACCGAAATATAAATTCGCTTTCTGTTTCTTCCACTTGACTAGCTATTTTTAAGATGGAAGTATTTATTTCATCTCCCAATTGTTTCATTCTGTCACCTCCTCATGCATGCTCACGTTTACACGCAACCGATTTACATTACTACAGTTTATAGTTAAAACTTCACTGTCTAATAGTTGATCCGACATATATAGACCTGATTTTTCCAACGCCTTTAATGTTAATACAAAAAGTGTTGTTCCTGATCCGTTACACACTTCAACCTCGCATTCATCAATATGCTCAAGCAAATCACCTAAAATCAACATTTCATCATCTCCTTTGCCGTTCCATTGATTCAAAAATACTTTTTATACTTACCGTCAATTCGTTATCAGTGCATTCCGGGTACTGTCTTTGCAAATTGTATTCTGTCGTACCGTTTAATGCAGAGTTTTGAAAGTTTCTAAACATATCCATCCTGCGAAGATATTGTCTTTCAGACTTAAACATTTTATTGCAAGTGCAGTCTGGCAACGGACATACAAAGCAGTTTGGGAAAACGCATTTTTTCGAATCTGCATCCTTACGTTTAATCACTTTTGATTTTCTACTATGGGTTTTATCTGGCATAAGTCATCACTCCTTTAGTATGATTTTATCAGCGGCAACTGCATAGCCATATTCCATGTTTGCCCCTGCGGATTCTTCCCATCCTTTCATAAGATAGATGTAATCGCATTTAGACAACAAAAGCATACACAACTCCATGTATTCATTGTATGTAAACGCATCCTTTGGAATCATAGAACATATCTTTGCTGGGTTTATAACATCTACGTCCATAAGATCGTTTATGCGTTTTTCTGCTTCTTGAAATCTTTCGATATAATCATCAGTACCAGTAATCTTTCCGCTGATATATACTCTCATTTTATTTTTCATTCTGTTTTCTCCTTTTCAAACGTCTTCCATTCGCTCGGTAGCTCAGAAAGTCTCCATGTATTGGGGGTTTTGCATATGCTGCAATATGATATACCATTCTCGATGTAAGATAATTTGCAGCCTCTGCATGTTGAACCATTATTGTTACATGTGTCACTTATAATTTTTAAGGCACCATATATTTCATTATCACTATAAGTTTTCTTGTTACTTTCCATTTTTTCTCTCCTTTCACACTTCGCTAATATCCACTTTTGCAAAACGACATTCTTTTCTTTTAGCTTTCGCACGACATATCATGGTAGAAATTGTATTCGAGTCTACTCCGACTACTGCCGACAGCTCTTTAGGACTGTCAGCAATGAAAATCTGCAATTTATACTTATCTTTTGAATAAGCTACATACACATACTTTTTCACAATTCTTTCACCTCTCTCCTAAACTCAAATAGCACATAATTCCACAATCAGGGAAAATCTCCGTATTCATGTTTCCTCTGTTTGGGTCTAATTCATCTAAAAACACTGGCTTTCCGTAATTATCCTTAAGCATCGAGTATCCAACATCTCTTTCCAACTTCGCCCGGTTCTCAAACACTTCCGGAAAATCTTTTCTTATGTTGTTCCAGTAACCCATTCCACCTTTAACACATCCTATGCAGTTGTTGTTTGGATAACCAAGTTCGTACATTTTCGGTCTTGCAAAATCAAATGTTCTATTAAACAATCCATGTACTTCCTCTTTGGACAATCCTTTGTCAATAAGTGGAAACTCATGGTTAGCCTGTTGGTTTGCATCAACTGTTCTCTCTGCCCGGCTCTTCTCTTTTAGATCGAAGCCCCATACATATGTAAGTTCATAATCTTTGTGCTGCTCTTCCCACTCTTTACGCACTCTCTTTTTCAGCCAGTTTGTGCATGGAGCAAATCCATTAGCAGGATTTCTAAACCCACCGAATACTCTGACACACTCTTCTACACTTCTGTACTCTTTTGATCGTAGTATCTCAATCTCTTTCCCGATTGCTTTTTCGCAATCTTTGATAAATCGGATACTGTCTGTATGTTGGTCTTGTATATCAATGTAGATCCATTTATCTACATCTCCTGCAAGATAACCTGCCATAAAACTTGATATTCCTGCACTTACCCAACATACTTTTAATTTTTTTGTCATAACACCACGCTACAAATCACTTTGTAATCGTGGATAAATTTTTAGATTGCTTTTATGCGATACGTATTGTTTCCGTTACGCACCTTATAGCCACAATGATTATTTTTCTATACAGCCATTCTTATCTTTCAAGTCTGTGCATTGGCAGATGGTGGATGGGTCTACTTCTGTCCACCCGTCTGTTTCTCCATGAGAAAAGAACATTGATGTAGGCTCAAATATTAAATGTACTGGTTGTTCGTATTCATTAAAACCTAATACATAATATCCAGTTATCCACTGTTCTTTTTCTGGGAATTCTCTCCAATCAACTCTCTTTGCCTTGAATAAATATCTATCTTCCATGTTCGCTCCTTTCTAAATTACTGTAATCTTGTGAGTTGCTTTTTCAACGCATCAATTGCCAAATCAATAGCCTCATAAGCGTCTGCTGAAAAGCTGTTATTTTCAACATCATCCCACATAACAAAGCGTTTTAATTCTTCTAGGTTATGTATTGCTTTTTCAGTAGACACATTTCTTTGAAACTCAATGAAGTTTTTAATTATTCTTGCACTGTTATTCATCTTCTCCACCCATCCTATTCCGCTTCTGATTGAAGCCAATCCATACAACTAGCTTCTCCCTCGTATTCTTCACCGAATGTGTTCTTAAAAGTTATAAGAAGCTCTGCTAATTCTTCATCCGACATATTTCTTATCCTGTCGGCATTGGTGTGATTAGTTTCATAATTCTGTACGCTTGCCACTTCTGCAAAAGCTGTGAGCATATCAGCAAAGTATTTCAGCATACTATCTCTGTCGATGTTGTGCTTGTCTGCCATAGCACATACACTTGCTAATGTGTCAGTTACTATGCTCTGTAAATCTTCCATTTCTTTGTCTGTGAGATTGCTCTGCTTATCACTCATTTTCTCCACCTCTCAATTCTTAATAATTTCTTCTATCTTCTGTCTGATACATTCATCAAAAACAGAAACAATTTTTAACGCATTTGCTGGATAAGAATATTGAATATATTCCCATACATTGTCGTAATCACTGCTCTCTTCTTCAAATACTCTTATAAATTCGTCCTCTGTATGTGGATAACCACACCATTCTATTTCCTCAAATATTCGATCGAGTTCTTTCTTTTCGTTATCATCGTCTGCATATTCATAAAATAGTTTTTTGGTTTTTTCATAGTCAAAAACATCAGGACTTCCATATATTTTATCTAGGATATACCCCTCATCACACCTCGCCATAAGTTCAAGGAAACTCTCACTTTTCGGTGTTTCTACCCATTTATATCCGTAATTTCCACAATCAGAAGTGATGGTGAGTTCGTACCGATCAAGATTAAATGTAAATCTCGCCCACAAACATGAACCATAGTCCTTATCTTCTTTTTCTTGCCTGTATTCCAGACAAAGCATATTAGGCTTCACTATATTTACGGTCATTCGTTTTCACCTCTCAATTCTTTCAGTTTTTCTTCGGCTTCGCCTTTTGCTAGAAATAATGTTCTACCAAGTTCTTCTGCTCTTAATTTACCGCAGCATCTTTGATCGTCAGATTCAATTTCAATGAATAATATTGTTTTAGTAGGCGTGTAAGAATGCATATGTATTCCTTTTACTATAAGTTCCTGCACACCATCATCGAAACAACGATAAATGCTATATATCTTATCTCCCACCTTGCAAGGCAATTTGATAAGTCTGTCTTGCTCTTCTAACTGCCAATACTCTTTTAACTGTTCCAAAGCATTGATTGCTTCGTCTAAAGCGTAATCTTCTGGAGATGAATACGCCATCTCTCCCGTACCATAGCAAGACCCGGCACAGTATAATTCCGCTTCACTCATTGCTGGACCTTGCATTTCCTTCAACCAGTGTATTATTTCGTCAATGTTCATCTTCATCATCTCCTTATTATAAATCTTTGAATTATGCTTCTATTCTTTTTCCTGCCAGTTATAAATTCTTCACGCTTTGCTTCCTCTGATGCTTCGTGGTTCTTTCGCTTTATGTGTTCCAACTCTTCATACCTTCCATACGCACTTCCTGCATAGACTCCAGCAGTATAAAAATCTTCATAACACCTAACTATTACATTTGAAAATTCTTCGCCTAACAATTCCGTCACTGGGCATTCTGAACATTTTAATTCTGTATGGTGACAGGATGCAAATGTATGTTCACACTTTTTTATAGGCTGATTCTGCTTCTCCACAAACAAAGTGAAAGATCGGCATCGCTTGAGCATACTCCAATACCATTTTAGCTCTTCAAGCCACTCTACAATCTGTTCGTGTTCCTTGTTGTGTTTTTCGGCAAGATCTGGATTATTTGAAAATATAATATCGCCCTTTGTTGCCATAACCTTGTGTCTTTTTATCGCTTCGTCAATATTCATTTACCTACTCCTCACTTTTCTCAAGTTTTGCATATTCCCACGGTGTTATATTATTATCTTGAGCTGACCAAGATGTAGCCCCATCATCCCAAGCAGACACGAAGTTTCCATCAAAACTAGCAAAATAACGATTCCACCAATTCACTCCGTCTATTGATACAAAGATCGGTGTATCAACAGGTACTTTCGACCAATCAACTTTAGGTTCTACATATTCTTCGTTATACCATTTTTTCCTTAGCTTAGCACAAGGTGCTGGATCATCATAAAATTTGCACCACGCACAACCACCCCTCGAACTGCAAGCAGCCAATTCACCAGTTTCATTATCAACTCCTATACACGCATTAGATATTACAAGATCTAATATCTCTTCTTTATACTTTTCTTGATTAGTCATTTTTAATTCTCCTTTGCTTCGAGTTTTAATATGTGAATAAATTCACGAATTGTTGTAACCTTTTCCGAATCTTTTTCTTTCGGATATTTCAACAGGTATTCATCAATTCTCTGTTGCAAGTTTTGGATAATGTGCTGTTCATCAATCATTCAAATCTGCCTCCTGTATAAATTTTAAGTGCGGACAGTGTAGACATTCATGTGATAGATAAACAGTGCCGCTGTCTACAACGTGCATTCCAGGGCAATGATACTCGTCAGCGGATTTTGAAAAATTCTCTTTCATTACCTCATAGCAGCTATCATAACCGGCATTAATCCAATCAATTATTTTCATCCTACATTTCCTTTCTCTTTCTGAAACCCTCGCAAGGAATTTCAAGCAAGCAACCGTAAGTTTCGCGTTCTACACTGCCATAATATTCTTTATATGCAAAAGAATATGTGCAAGCAGAGCAGTACGTATGTTTACCATTCATGTTTTCACTTGTCTTTTTAACTTCCAACTTGTTTGCAACCATATCGCATTTGTCCGCAACTATGCTACATTGGTGTCTTAATTCTTCAAGATCTTTAACAAGCTTCTTGTATTTCTTATTTGTTAAAATCTTCATTAAAATCACTCTCCTTGTCTGATATTCAAGCATTGAAACATAGCACACATAACATCTACAACAATGCTGTTTCCGAATTGCTTATATAACTGTGTGTTACTGTTTACCGCTGCCATTTTGTCAATATCTTCATCAGATACACCCATCAGCCGTCCGCACTCTTTTGGTGTTAATTTTCGTATACGGTATTGGCATTTTAATAGATTGTTTTCTTGGAAACTATGTGCAGTAACAGGGGGGCATATTTCGTACTGACCGCCTTTGTTAAAACCTCTTGCCCTTTGTATTATGCTTTCTTCTATAACAAGGTTGTCTTTCTGCACACTCTTTAAGCAATTACTTGTTCCTTGTTTATTTACCTCTAGTCTCTGCTCTGTTGGACTCCCCGTAGTCCTATCTGACGCATTATCAGGATTTCTGCCACGCATAGCAACTATCTGACTTTCACACACTTTAATCTGTTGTGTACCGCCACCCTCAACTGTTGTGATATTAGGGCAAATTGCATTTTCGTCATATACTGTGTTTGATTGGTGCTTGCCTGTTCCATTATCCATAAATCCTAACTGCTTTACTTCAAGAATTTTCGGTTCTTGATTGCCACCTTGCATTGTACTCAATGTTGGACTACACCCCCCCACATCATAAATTCTGTTTGTACTCTCAAATTTTGCTTCAAGAGAACCTATTACACTTACATCTGCCATAATAACTCCTAAATCATGCTTTTAAATCTGCGTTGCTTGATTGCTTAACAACAAGGTTTCCGTCTGACCGCAAGCTTGATATTCCGCAGTCATATCTTGCCTTAATGCAGTTTGCAATTTCTCTCTGTTGCGGTTTATTGATTGTTCCGTCAACGCAAGTCTGTCTGTCTGTCTGTCTGTCTGTCTGTCTGTCTGTCTGTTAAGATTGTGTTGTGGTAATGTGCCGTTGTCAATAAGCTGTTTTATCAGCTTGTCTGCCTTTTCATTGTTAATGTAATACTTTTCATCTACATTATCCTCAAGATAGTCTTTTAACTTCTTTTTGAGGGGTATAGGCTGCGGAAAATCATATAAGTAATTGCCAAGGAACGAAAACATAAAGCACCTGTTCCTATTCTGCGCTACACCATAATTTTTAGCATTCATATCTTGCCAATAATTTGTGTAACCTAAACTTTCAAGAAATTCCAACCACTTTTTGAAATCTTCAATGTTTTTCTTTCCGTGTACCTGTGGTACATTTTCCATGAACAATATCTGTGGCAATTCTCCACAACCATCTATTATTTCACTTAGTATTCTCTCAACTTCCCACAACAAGCCTGATCTCGTACCGCTCCCCTTAGACATTCCTGCTTGTTTCCCGGCAACAGACAAATCAGTACATGGGAATGAGTAAGTAAGTAAGTAAGTGAAATCCGAAGTATTTTCTATCCCTAAATCATCACAATGAATCTTTGTTATATCCATTGTAGGAAAATCTGTTCCATGTATTGCGTTATAACTTGCAATGGCGTACTTATCAAATTCAACAACTCTATAATGCTCAAATTTAGCACCAATCTTTTTCAATGCCATGGCTTGCGAACCGTATCCTGCAAACAATTCTATCAACCTTATTGGTTTTGTAATGCATATAGGCTTTTTTGAAAAGTCAAATAAATTCATTTGACCATCGCAAAAATAATTGTTATCCACCATACTTTCCTTTCTTTGATTTCTGTTGGCCGTTACGTTCAATTCCTTTCATTTTATAAGTTGAAATTCAACGACCAGATTTCTTTATTTTTCTTGCCGTTAAACAGCAATGCTTCGAATATCTGAAACGTGATGTTGGATAATCAATATTCAGCCTATCATTTAGGTATTTAACTAATTTTGGATAGTACAGCCATGCTTTTATAAACTGCTTAATCATAAATATCATTCTGAATCACCTACTCTCAATAAATCCATGAATTTATCGTATTGCTTTTGTGACACCTTGTTATTCTTCTTATCATCTCTGATTTCGATTTTAAGGTGCTTTTCGGCAATACTGGATAATTCCCTTGCCAAGTTCTTTTTGCCTTGCTCAACACCGTCTCTATATCCCTTTGGTGGCTTTCTTTCTCCAATCTGTCCACTGGACCGATCAGACCCTTGACCACCAACGCTGACATTTCGAAGTTGGTAACCGTCATCTGCATATTTCTTAATGTAGTATTTTTCCATCTCATCTAGCCGATTTTGTGAAAAATTCTCAAAATTCACGACCCAACCATAAGGATTTTCCTGCGACCATAGTTTATGCTTTTTGAGAGACAAATCTATGTGTTGCTTATACCCCGACAAATGCGATGCAAGTCGTTGTAACAAATTCTTTGCCTGTCCAACATACGCATACTTGAATCCGTTTTCATCAATCCTTGTTAAGAAATAAATTCCACTTCTTTCGTTAATCCTGGGATTCAGTTTCAACAGGCGTTCTTTGTTCTTCTTTTCTATTGCCATTGCCTGTGCAAAACTTCTTTTATTCATTCCTCTTCATCATCCTCCCAGTAGAATCCGCATCCGCAGTTCATGCAAAAATTAGGTTTAATGCTCTCAAGATGTTCAAATTCCTTTCCGCATCTTGGACATTTGTAAGTTACAATATCTTCCGTATTCTCTGCTTTCAATTCTTCGTCTTTCATTTCAATGCCTCGCTTTCAACTCGTTTGCTATTTTGTTTACCGTACCCTCTAGTTCATCAACAAGTTTTTGATATGGTTTGCACGTGTTGTACGCCCTGCTATCAAATATCTCATCAGAATTAAACCACTCAAACAGTTTGTCTCGGAACAGTTCAACAATCGTTTCTGTTTCGCTCAAAATATCTCCTTTCTAAAAAGGACAATTGTTATTTCTTAATCTCCATTTTTTACCTGCATCTGCAACATCTACATTTGCCGTTTTAACGCATTTCTCCATTCTTGCAATGAAGTTGTCACCATCTCCATTACTCTTGCTCAAATGGCACATTATGACGTTTCTAAGGCATTTAGAATCCGTCACACTTACAAATCTGCAAGCTGTTTCTATTGACATATGACCTCTATATATATGGCTTCGTTTGGTGTCGTTTTCATCAACAATTTCTTTGTCATAATTTACGCCAAGTAAAATATGATTTATTCCCTTGAATCTCCACTTTACATACTGCGTATCCGTTATATAAAGCATTTTCCCCATCTCTTCATGCTCTATCATATATCCGTAGCATGGGCATTCTGTTCCGTCTGCATCTGTGTGGCAAAAACTGCCATTGTTATTATCCAGTGAAAAAGATGATACAGAAAAACCTCCCAAATAATTTTTTTTAAGTGTTTTTGGATTTTCTATATCGTAGGGCATATAAACATATGCCCCAATCCTTTCCAATTCATCAACGCATCTTGCATGATCCTTATGATGATGTGTTATCAAGCAGCCTCTTAAGGTTTTAATGTCAAAATCAATAGCCTGATTTAACCTAGATATTGATATCCCTGCATCCAATACAAGTCTTTCACCAGTGTCAGCTTGTAAAATGTAACAATTACCACTGCTTCCTGTTGCTATGCATTCTAGAATCACGCCTGTCGCTCCTTTCCCTGTTTGAATACTCTGAATTTTTAGGGAATACATAATAGGCGTAATTATCAAAATAACACTTTCTCAATGAATTAAGCACTTTGGAAGCATCCTCTGCTGTATTATAGTTCCCCATAACATGACTTTCGCTTGTTTCCGTCATGTATTGTGATGCTATAATCTGAAACTTTCCGCTTATATTTGACTCTCTAATTGATAAAAAGCACTTGTCATATGGAGCGTCATAATCGCATTCACTAGATATGATTCTCATTTTTATCTTCTCCTTTTTCGTTTTCTCTTTTTTTGTTTTTGTATGATTTTTTTCCTTCTTTATACGCAGTCTTAACCATCCTTTCTCCTGCTTCTCCAGTCTTGGATCCTAGTGCTTCAAACAAGCCACCTGTCAAAGCTGCATATTCAACTAGTACATCTTCTCCTGTGCCGCAAACCTTTACATTTCCATTCTTTACAATAATCATAGTTAAATCTCCTCTCTGTTATTCAATGTCTGTTGCTTCTCCGTCAATTACATCTTCATCAAAATCAACGGAGTTTTCATTTTCTTCAATTTCATTTTCTGCAATTTTTTCTATGTCTGTTTCAATTGCAACATCTTCAACAAAAATCTTTCTTTGATCCGGGTTCTCAAAATTCAAATCAATGGTTTTGCACAGTCTATGTAAAACTGTCTTTTTATACATCTCCCCGGTATAATCCGTCCATGCAGAACCGTTTTTCATTTTGCTGTGCTGTCTGGTGTTCTCTAACTCTTTCTTGCTCATTTCGTCATATTTCATTGTGCCATCTTCAAATATGACAACCGCAAATGCACCTTTTATCTCTCCGTCATTAAATGGCAACGGCTTATAATTTACTGTTTGATTTCCGTCAACAACCGCAACTTCATATTCGTCCCCATCTCTTACTAATTTTGCATAAATATCTTTGATCGGTCTGGTCGAATATTGCTTTGCTAGTTTGATTGCTCCACGATAATCTGTTTGGTATTGCAATTTGTCTTTGTATGGGATCAAATATGCCTCTTTGTTCATAAAGTCTAATCCCAATGTTGCACCTTTCATCAGGCCCATCATAATTTCAGATTGCTTGTATTTCATAAGGTCTGGATTGTCATGCAGTAATGCTAATGTATTTTGCACAAACCTCTCTCTGTTGAAATTCTTTGGCAGTGCCATTTTGTTTTCTTCCAACTTTTCCGCAAGAGCAACATCAAATGTTCTTACAGATTCTTTTTTCTCCGCAACTACTGTTTCGTTAGTCATTTTCTTTAACCTCCTTAAATTCTCCATCAATCAGCTTGTAAAATGTATCTTCTTTGATTTTTTCTCCGTCTACATACTCTGTTTTTACACATTTTGGTTTCCAAATGGTTTTATCATCATCATTTACTTTTACCCATTCGGCAAGAGTGATCCAACTTCCAATTTTTGCTTTTGCCATCGAGTCAAAACCTGCCGCCATAACCACGGAGTTCTTACCCTCTGATGTGATCTGTGCGTAATATCCACTGCTGCCGATCTTTGCGGAATCTCCACTGCTGCCGATCTTTGCGGAATCTCCACTGCTGCCGATCTTTGCGGAATATCCACT